GATGATTTTAGTCATTGTCTGAATCCTCCTCCGTAAACATTTCTAGGTTTTTCATTATCAAGTCCTCATAACGATCAACTAAAGACTCACTGGTGATACTTAATAGCTCACATAGGAAGTCCACATCATACTTTTTAAGTATCTGCTCTCTTATTTCTTCAAAGGTGCTAGACATTTTAAATGCTCCAGTAGCTTATCAATAGATTTCATAGTGAAGTGCGCTAGACCTTCCTTATCACACCACTCACCTAGGTTCATCTTAGAGCCTTTTCTAAGACGTTTACGTTCATCAGAGAATACAAATATCAACGGCCTATCAATCTCGTCCCTGATAGCTTTGTACTTCTGAGTGTCACCTACCCTAAAGAAGCCCTTACACTCTATCATAGCTCCTGTACGTTCACAGATAAAGTCTGGTACGTACTTCTTATGAATAGTATAAGGTAACCTGTAAGGTTCGTACTGGAATCCTGTAGTCGCTTCACTAAAGGCACTCTCTAGGCCTGATCTAAACTTTGTCATGTTCTAATGTATCCTTTATGGTTAAGCGTTTAAAGCCGTCCCAAGTACGCCTCATGTAAAGCAAGTTCCAACACACCTCTAGCCTATCCTTCCAATCATCAGGGTGAGCCTCTTCCCAAGCCTCCTGAACCTTAGCCAGCATATCAGCCTTAGATACGTCAGCTAGAAGCTTCTCAGCTTTCTTTGGGCCTATGCCCACAAGACCTTGTATGTTGTCCGTAGAGTCTCCTGTAAGCATCTGTAGGCACATCTTACGATAACCTTGATCTTTGCATATGTAGTATAAAGTTTCCTTGGTGAAGTTGTAATGCCAACCTTCTACCATGTCAATGTCTTTATCTATATGTGCAATAACATAATGCTCTTTAGCGTCTAAGGATTGTTGCGCCCATATGGATACTACATCGTCAGCCTCACAGTTATCAGACTTGAAGTGCCCTAGACTGTAGGCGTACTCATTCAAGTCCTTACGCCTCTCTACTACAGCCTCGTCTACATTGGACACCTTACGCTGCCCTTTGTAGTCTGGCTCTATGTCGTACCTAAAGTTACCCTCTCCCTTAAGTGCTACGTATACTCTACCGCTACAAGTCTCCCACTGTATTTCTTCAATGGCTCTATCATAATACTCCATAGCTTTCTTTAAGCTTATGTCAGTCTTAAGAGCTATACGATAGATGATAGAATCAGCATCAATAAAACATTTATCAAAGGGCTTGCCTTTACTATTTTTTATGTTCATAAGCCAGTACCTTCTAAATTAAATGACATTTGAATGTTCTGTTCTTTTAGTTCTTTAGACCGCTTGGCTCTTTTAACTCTACTCATTCTATGATGCTCAATGCGGTGGCAGTTAGCACATAAAAGTAAGCAACTCTCAGCCTCTTTTAGTATTTCATCTTGTGTTCTATTAGATATAGCACTACCTATGTTAAACTTTTTTTGCTTAGGGTCTATGTGGTGATAGTCGTAAATCTCAATGTGTTTTAAATCACGTAAGTCACAATGCTCACACTTACCACCTTTAAGCTCAAAAAGCTTTAGTAGTCTGTTTCTTCTGTACTCGTACTGGTATTCTTGTTCATTACCTTTGTATTTGTACTTCATAACTTCTCCTAGTGGGTATCTGCCCATGAGTCACCTACGTTAAACTCACCAGCCAAGGGGCACCTAAGCTTGAAGTGGATACCTGCTGCCTCTATGCAACTGGCTGCTAGTCCACCAAACCTATGGGCTTGATCTTCTCGCACTTCCACTTGAAACTCGTCATGTATGTTACCTACAAGTTTGTAGTCTAACTTCCATAACTTTGCGTACTTGTCAAGTATTATTAACGCTTGTTTCATAATTAATGCACCTGCTGACTGTAAAAGAGAGTTAAGTGCTGCGTGTTCTGACCTGATGAATATCTTACGACCATCTAAGCCTGTCACGTAGCCCTTACCTGCTGATACTGCAACATTGTCCTTGAGTGTAGCCAGTGCTGGTGTAGCCCTTAGGAAACTATCCTTAAGGCGCTTACCCACTGCTCTGCCACCACCTGCAATACTGCCTATCTTCTCGTCACCTGCGCCATATAAATAAGCGTATATGAAAGTCTTCGCCTGATTTCTAGTATCAAGACCTGCGGCTTTCTGGTTAGCTGTGTGAATATCACCCGTAAGTATAGTGTTAGTATAGTCAGGGTCATTCATGTAATGCGCTAACATTCTAAGCTCAAGACCTGAGGCGTCTATGCCTACAAGTTTGTAACCTGAGTTAACAATCCAGCAACCTCTGCACTCAGGCCCATACAAGCTACTAGAGCTAGGCACCTGTGCTAGATTAGGCTTACTGTGTGTCATACGTCCAGTTACAGCACCATTAGTATTAACGTAACCATGTACACGCCCTGTGGTCTCGTCTGTGGCCTCTAGCCAGCTACGCACCTGAGCAATGCGCTTACCTACTAACAGGTATGAAGCAATCAACTCTGCTTCTGGTATGCCTTTAACATTCTTAAGAACATCCTCAGACACGATAGGGTGACCTGTCTCCGTAAAGGTCTTAGGTTTCCAACCAAAGTGCTTAAGGTAACGACCTATCTGTTGCCTACTAGCCAAATTAAAAACAGGCCAGTCAATACGACTAAAAGGCCCACCTACTTCTTCCCATTTTTCACCGAGGAACTTGAGTCCAACGATACTGGTGCTGCCGTCTTTCTTAAACTTGGGAACAATCTCCTTAATGTACGTAGGTAAAGGTAAAAACACTTGTTGGACAACTTCCTCAAGCTCATATGACTTCTCCTGTAATTCTGCTACTAAATCTCTGGCCTTAGGTTGATCTAAGAGCCACCCGTTTCTAATCTGCTGCTGTATAATATTCTGTACGTCATGCTCAAGATCAAGGCTGTCAGCACTAAAGCCGTCTAGCTCTTTGAGTAAAGCTTTGTACACTTCATGGTTTACATTTACGTCTTGCTCACAGTACAGGAGCATATCATGTGTGTATTGGCTCCAATCACTATAGTCACCCTTAGGGTAGCCTAGCTTCTCGCCCCAGTGTCCTAGGCTGTGAGCCTCTCGCTGTGGGTTAGCTAGTCGTGACATGACTAAGGTGTCTGTGATCTTACAGGCGCTAAAGTCAGTGCCTAGTAAACGCTCACACGCTGGTATGTCGTAACCTATAATGTTATGCCCTATCACCTCCTGTGCTTGTGCTATTGCTTTATTAAATGTAGGCCATTGGCCCTCTACGTAAGTGACCACTGAACCAGTATCAATATCCTTAGTGACAATACACCAGACTTTTGTAGGCGCAAGCCCATTAGTCTCTATGTCAAATATTAATCTAGTCATTATTAGCTTCTATTTGTAAGGCTTTCAAACCTTTAACCAATAGAGCGTTAACCGCCTGTGTTAGGTTTAGGTCTATTCCAGCGGCTGCAATTAGACGTTGTGCTTTTAAAGCCTGTGCACGATTGACAGCTATCCTCACGGCTACTTCTCGGTTGTGTAATGTCTGCATGGTTTAAAGTTCCTTTGAGAGTTGTTTTGTGTTACCTATAATAAATGTGTGAGCCAATCTTAATTACTTCTGTCATATGATCTGCCCAGTACGGGTGTACATAATCAGCATGGTAGTGCGTTGCACCTTCTATAATGTCTATAGATTTACCAGCTAACAGGTATTGTGCCAGTATGGTAGATTCAAGCATTGCCTTGTCAGCATATGGTGTATCATCTAAACCATCACACCACCAGCTATATTGGCACTGGTGCCTGATAGGGTTAACCTTATCCCACTCATGGTACTTGGCTTGCTTAACTACGCCACACACATCATTAGGATAACGCTTGTCTGCTACTCTATTGAGTACGCTATGCCCTACTGCTATCTGCCCTGCTAATGGCTCACCTCTGGCCTCATGGTAGATGTTTAAAGCCATACACAATACGATTGAACTAATCATATAATATAGGCCTCTACATCTTCTATAATACCATTTTCTTCTAACCAATTAAGACACTCAATAGATACCTCTTTATCAGTGTAGGTTTGATAAAAATCTATAGTGTCTACTTTATTATCACCCTCAATATCGTCCCAGTGTACATTAATAGTACAACCACCTGCCCACTTAAAGCTGTATCCTTCACAGTAAAATATTTTATACATTTTCATGGTTAGTCTCCTTATCAAAAGTCGTCATGTGCATTAGCTGCTTTAATATCAGGTGCCTGAGTAGCGACTAAGCGACTTGTATTACTCTCATAAAAGAGCCAGCCAGCTACCCCTGTACGTCCTGTACGTCTACACTTAAC